CAGGAGCTACCATTTTAACGTATTTATATTTAGCTGTTGCCATTTATAATTTCCTCTTTTCTTAAAAAAGTATAGTAAATCATTATTATGATGTAAAAATCAATATTTAGTATTCTCTTATCTCTTGGGTTTGGAACCGTATTTTAACCCCTTGTTGAAATTTTCTTCATCATCAATCTTTAATACTGTAGGAAGTGCTACATTATATGATTTTTCTATAGCACTTAATTGACCATTGTATTTCTTATTTTGATAAGAGAGTATATGTTTAACAGAATACTTATCATCTTTCTTACCAACATGATTAGCAAGCTTCTGTAATCTTATAGCAATCCAATCTATAATTCTTAAGATAACTCGTAAGAATTTTCTAATAAGATTTTGCTTTCTAAGATCTCTTTCCTTATTCAATTCAGCAAGAAATTTAGTATACAGATTTCTAAATTTAGCAATTTTAGAAGCTAACCAAGTCTTAGGTCTACTATCTATTTCTCTTTTTATATCAGCAAGACCCTTTCCTCTTAAATCTTTTCTTGCTTGTGTAAAATTATTTAAGATCTCCATTCTTTTAGGATGTTTGGTTAAATCTCTCATATCATTATGATTATCCAAATATCCCCCCATTACATTATTATTTATATCCGTTGGGTCTATTGTATCTTCTTCATTTATAACGTTATAATACACAGAAGGAAGCATTGCTACTTCTTCTGATAATAATACGTTTTCTTTACTATATAATCCCATATTGTATACCTCATAATATTACATTTTCTTATTTAGCTTCTAAATATCTTTCATTATTTTTAACTACGTCTTGATAAATGAAGTTTATAATATAATTGCCTTTCCCTATATACTCTTTATACAATAAGGCTGTGTCTATATTATATCTTCGTATATATTTAGTTATAGATACATAAAGATTTAGATATTCTTTAGAAACCTTTTCTAAGATCTTATTATGTTTTGTTTTATATTCTTCATCTTTACTAGATTTTATTTTAGCAATGACTTTCTTTTTATTTTCTTTAGCTCTTTTAAAATTCTCTTCTAGTTCTTTAGCAAGTTTAGCTCTATTGTCATGATGATCTGTAATTTCTTCATATACTTTTTGATCATAATCTTCAATTAACTTTACAACATTTAAAGTTGTCATAGACTTGTGCTTGCTATAATACTTAGCTTGAGACTTTAAATATTTGATTAGTTTTTCATTACTATACCCCATTTCTTTAGGGGGCATAAATAAATTAGTCTTAGAATCTATACCATTTAACCATATTTCTTCTTTTGTAAATATAGTTAAAGCCTTTTGTACATCGATTTCTACTACAGGGATACCATTCATCAGATCAGGTGCTTCATAGTATCTTCCTGCAAAAAGTTTATTATCTTCACATTCTTTTTTTATAAATTCGATTTGTGATTTTTTATCTTTGTTGTTTACGAGCATCATATAAAACATTCTTTTTAAAAAATCACTATCTAAATTTTTCATAACTTTTAAATTATGAGTTATTTTAAGATCATCCAGATCTAATCTAGATGCCACTGAACTTTTGTTCTTATATTTCATTATTAAAGATTTTAATCCCTCTATATATTCTCTATATAAACTACTAGGTTTAGGGCTAGAATCTTTTTGTCCTTTTTTTAAAACTTTCTCTATATTATTAGAGTCTGAAATAGAGTCTACAAGAAAATTCATATTCATACTCCTTATTTATTAATTCTATAAATATTTTCTGTTTTATCCTCTACTGCATTCATCTTAAGCTCAGCTAAGATAGATAGCAATTGAGAAAAATCATTATCCGTTAATCTAAGATAATTATAAGTCCCAAGATTAGTTATCATTTTTTCTTTAGCTTCTTGTTTAGCTCTATAATCAACCATTTTTCTATTGTTAGGATTTTTTCCTCCATCTTTAACTTCTATGATTAGATTATAAGGAAGGAGTAAAAAGTCTGTTATCCAATGCTTCTTTTTCCCTTTATACTCATATTCTAATACTGGACCAGGAGCTAATACTTCATCAGATTTGTATTCAAGAGTCTTATCTAAAAATTCCATAAGATTCTTTTCATATTTACCGGTATAAGTAAATACTTTACCATCTGACCATTTATATTTACCGCTTATCTTTCTATTAGCAAGCATTTTTTCTTGTTGTTCTGGATCATCTAAAAGATGTGGCTTATTATAGATCTTCATCATTCTTTCTCTATACGTCTTTTTTATAGCTTCATAGCATTTAGGATTTCCGCAAAGTCTTTCATATTTCTGACGTTTTTCATTCCACTTTGTTGGTTTTCCACATACAGTGCAATTCCCATGTCCATCTTTGTTATTCACAATATCATATACAAGACGATATGCTGTATAGTTTAAAGGAAGTTCATCTTGATGGTTTTTATCTATATGCTTTACTAAATCATTTCTATGATATGAAGCATTGCAATAAGGGCAAGCATAATTCTTCATTAATGTGACCTCTATTCTTTATACTTTATATATAGGTTTTACTTACAAAAATATATGAGCAAAATAATCATAATATGACATAGCTGATCTATTGCAAAGATCTTCTTATCTAATTTTCTAATCTTATAATAAGAAAGATGCTTATTTTGTTTATTATTTTTTAATATAGTATTATGAACTGTTCTTTTTCCTAAGTCTATAAATAAATGTGACATGAAAAGCATAATAAAAGAAAGCCTACTATATCTATACCATATAGGAATATTTATTATAGTTAAATACCCCATCATAACTACAGTAGCATATAATAAGCAATGAAATATCATTATAAACATAGACTTATCTTTTCGTTTTCTTAATTCATCTGGCTGTAATATAAAATCAGCAAAATAGTGAAATGAAAGCATTATAAGTATATCAATAACCATAATTTATCATTCTTCTCTCTTATACGATCAAAAAAAAAATAAGTATAATATAACCGATTATATTAAAGTCAATTACAAACCTTATTTGTTAATAAAAAAGAAAGAGGTCTCCCTCTTTCTTTCCTATTTTAATACATCTCTAAGATATCATCAATAGAATTATATTCTTTATCAGATTCTCCCCATTGTTTATCAAAACTTCCTTTCATATCTCTTTTATAAAGCTTTCTAATTGTCTCCTTTTCTTTAATACTTAACTTATCTACATCTATTCTTCTCTTTCTTTCTTTCATAGGTTTTGCTAAGACTTTATACTTATAGAAATCTTTGGATACTTCTCCAAATACCTCTGCCAAAGTTAATATAGCAGCAACCCCACCAATAATTTTTACAGGATGATATACTTTTGTTGTCATAATAATCTCCTCCTTTCATCCTCCACTACTATAGTATATAATTTCTGACAAAATTAACTCGATAGGGAATTAACCCTATCGAGATATATTAATCTTTAGCATTTCCGTTTATAGTATCTTTTTCGATATGACGTTCATCTTTATTCTTTGGAGAAAATTTAGCCTTCTTATTTCTAGTCTTGTATTTACTAGGACCAGATACTACCTTATTATACTTTTCTTCATCAGGAGGATGGTGGCTATATCCTCTACTCAATCTCTTTATTTTATTCTTAATACCTTCTATGGAGTTGATTCTTCTTGCTTCATCTAAAACAAATAAGCCCATTATTTATCATTCACTTTCTGTTGCTGATTTTGTTGTTGAGGCTGAGGTTGATTAGGGGTATTTTGAGTACCTTTGGAATAGCTATTTACATGTGTTTGCATAAATGACATCATATCTCTATATATCATTCCTGATACAGTCATCTTAGTACTAAGAATCTGTCTAACAAGATTGCAAACTAATTTCTTCTTATTCCAAACAGTAGTATCACTATCTTCACCATTTTGTTTTTGGCCATTTTGACCAGATGTATTTTTATTATCAAAAGTCATCTTTGGTTTTGCAGTACTTGTTTGCTGTTGTTGATTTGTTGCATTTTGTTGTTGAGATTGAGTTGTATCAGCTTCTGATAATGAATCCCCAAAGTGTTTATTATAGAATTCTCCAAAGTGTTTATTATAGAACAATGTAAAGTCAATATCTGCCTTCAAACTGGAATTAGAGGTTGCATAAGCTTCTGATAATAGATCTCCAAAATACTTATTATAGAATAATGTAAAATCAGTATCTGCATTCAAACTGGTATTAGAAGTTGCATTCCCTGTAGCCATATTAGCTGTATTAGACTTGTTTACTGCGGTATTCATATTATTATTGTTTATCTGTGTTTGAGTAATAGGATTCTCTGTATTCCCAGTAATAGGATTTCTATTGATATAATTTATATATCCATGGATATCTGTTTCTAAAGATTTTATAAAAGTATTTATAGAATTACAGAAATTGTATGCACTAGGAAGAAATTGCTGTAATTCTTGAGTTGATATATCATGAACCTTATCTTTACCATAATAATAGATTTTTGCAAAATCTTGAAACTCAGTTTCACCATTATAGGTTGAAATAAACATCTTTTTCAACCATAAATTCTGTCTCATTAATTGCTGATCATTCTGTTTTGGTTGGGTAGGATCTTGATTTGGTAATTCTATCCTCTTTAAATCTATACCACTTAAGTTTGTAGAAATAGGAGTTTTAATTCTATTAATAGCAGACTTGTAATCTGGTGCTTGTTTTATATTGGCTCCGTTTCTTACAGGATACTTATTAGCATTTAAGATAATATCATTATTTTTGCTAAGCCAAGAAGAGTTTTGATTAGCTTGATCTGTTATATACTTCTTAAAGGTATTCAAGCTTTGTTGGATAGAATTTATATTATCCATTCTCCACTGATCATTCGAGTCAGAAGTTTCTTCATTGAATGTATCTTCATCCAGCATTTTGTTTTCATAAAGCCACTCCATAAATTCAGAGTCTATCATATTCATTTCAGACAATTCTTCTATACGATAATCTTCCATTAAAATATCTATTAATTCATTATCCATTTATAAGTCCTCTAAACCTTCTATAAATTCTTTATCGATAACAAATTGACCATTGTGTTTCTTAATATGATTCATATAGAACTCTTCTATTTCTTTTAATTCTTCTTTCTTTAAAGCATATAAACTTTTAGGAGGATCAGGAAGTGCATGAGAATAATAATTTCCTTCTTCATCTTTAGAGTAGCAAATTACTTGTGTGAGTTCTATTTTACAAGACTTCCGTATCTTAACACCCATGGTAACATACTCGCCATCTATATCTACCCCAATATAGTCATAAGCTCTACCAGTATCAAATCCAAGATAAGATAAGTAAATGATAAGAGGTACAATCAAAATACGTTTTCCAGGGAATTTAAAGATAGCACCAAGAAGACCTAAAAGAGCAAGATATATTAAACCAGCAGTTGCATCTTTTATTATTCTTTTTAAATTGGTTTGAGTAATATAAGCCTTAAGAAGTTTCATCTTAGGAGTATTATCAAATTCTTTTTTATCTAATTTTATAAGATTAGGATTCTTCTTATATATAGTAGCTATCTGATCTCTAAACCACTTATTTAATTCTTTCCCTTTCATCATTTTATCTGTTCTGATTTTGATAGCTTTATTTATTTTATCATAAATAAAAATCTTTAATGCAAATCGAACTAATATAGCTACTATTAGTCCCTTTCCGACTTCTCCTATAGTATCTAATACATCTTTATCTTCATTCAGTAATAAATCTATATCATTATATTTTTTATAACCGTTCATATTAAGTACCTCGCCTTAGTAGATTAATTACTGAATTGTTACACGATATGTGATTAAAAACCCACTAGGAGTTTTAAACTCCTAGTGGATGAAATATCATATTAGATATCAATTATTTTGCAGCAGTGTCAGCAGCAGCAGCTTTGTCTTCAACTTTTTCAGCAGCTGTCTTACGAGCAGCCAAAGCAGCTTCACGACGTTTTGCACTTGTCAACTTTTCAGTCAACCATTCGATGCAGCTAGCAATCTTCTTCAAGATCTGCTGGAAGATAGAGAGGTCTTTACCTTCAGCCTTCTTAGCTTCAAGTTTCTGACGATATTCAACCATCTTAGCATTCAAAGCAGCAATACGTTCAGCAATCCATTCTTTGGGCTTGTCAATTGCATACTTCTTAATCTTAGCCAAGAAACCATCTACTTTTTCAGCTTCTGCTTTATCACCTTCTGCGGCAGTATCCGAAACTACTTTGTCATCTTTTTCATCTGCTTTTTCAGCTTCCAACATGTAGTTCAAGAAATCTACATCACCAGTTTTAGCATAAGCTTCAACCAACATATCTACGAATACATAAGCATCGCTAGTTTCCGAAATCGGACGAACAACAACATTTGCTACTTCATCTATCAATTCAGGATCAGCAATGATACGAGCTTCGTCGATAGCAACAGCGATCGAACCAAAGTTTACATCATTGGATTCAGCAACAGCATATACAGCATCGATATAGTCGATGTTGTTTTCTTCAGACAAACGTTCGATATCGGAGAAGTTAGCAACCAATGCACCAATACGAGTATTTTCTACTACAGGTACTGCGATAGGCTGCAGTGCACATTCTTCTTCATCAAGGAATACAGCTTCGCCAAGAATATCATTGAAATTCTTGTCTTCACTTGTATTTGCTCCAATCATGAAATCGGATTCAGTGAATAACATAATTTAATTACCTCCATTATGCATAAAGAGTTTTTTAATATAATTTATAAATTATTTTCCACATGAGATATATAAATGGGTATAAATCCGATGAAAATCTATACCCAAAGATTTTATTATAATGTAATCATAAACAAAAATTATTTATTCTTCAATTTTTCTTTAAGTTTATTGATTGTATCATTAAGAAGATCTATCTTCATAGACAAATCTTTCTTTTCTAAAGGACTAGAAGAAGCTTTTAATTTATCCATAAAAGAATACTTCATTCTTCTTAAAGAAGAGAACTTCTTTCCTACCCAATCAGAAACAATAGAACTATTATTAGCTTTGAGTTCTATATTATACATAGCCTTTTTAAATTCAGGATATGAGTTTTGTTGAGAAAACATTTCTTTCAAAGAATATAAATCATCTTCAGCATATGCTTCTAATACAGAATCTTTATTATATTCATTGATCCCTTTAAATACAGCTTCAGTATAAACATAAGCCAAATCAGATTTTGAAATAGGATTGATATATACGTCAAATCCAGATTCTTTGAAATATCTAGCACTATCAAGCATATCAATATCTGTAAACAAATTAGATTCGTTTACAGATAAAGATATGGTTTCAGGTAATACTTTGTTTGCTTCACAAATTGAAGTGATAGCATCTGTTCCATCAATAATATTATTAGATGTAGCATACTCTACTAGATCTTCAATTCTAATAATATTTGTTGCATGTTCATAGTTTTCAAATACAGGAACTAGTTCGGGATAATATTCTGTATTCTCTTCTATAGGCAACATTTTATCAAGAACAATAGATGCTTCTTCTAAAATATTAGATGAATACATTTTATCTCTCCAATAAATTAATTTTGCGAGAAGAAGTTAGAACGATTACGAGCAGATTTAGAGTCGTTATATTTATTAACTCGGTCTAATAATTTACCACCCGTTTTATCCATAAAACGTTTATTTCTTTCTAAACCCATCTTATATGCAGCATGTCTAGCAGATTTTTGATCTTCTT